AGCTTATCAAAGGTGATTACATTCTTGAGGTAGAAGGTAATCTAACAGAGAAAGTACATAAGAATCATTTTGTCAAAATTGGTACTGGTGAATCTGGTGGAAACCGTGAAGAAGAAATACGTGGAAATTATTCCTACAACATTAATGATGATGTTATTGGTCGTATTGGTGGTAGTAGACAGATTTCAATTGAGAAGCATGATGTTCTTACAATTAATGATTATCGAAAGCTAACTGCCGTAATGGATATATCATATAAATCAATATTTGGAAATGTTGATATAACTGCTGGAAAAGGAATGACACTACGTGCTATAAGTAATGATATTGGTGTCTCTGCCGGTACAAAAATGCATATTAAATCAGGAGATGAAATGAATATTAAAACAGAAGCTACAGGATTAAATATTACTTCTACAGGTGCGGTCACAGAAAACTTTAGTGCTGGTCAAGATACAAATATTACAGGTGATTGGACTTGCGATACCACTGGTAATATAGAACTGAATAATTAGGAGAAATAATGCCGGGCGTACATTTACATGGTTATACAAGAGTTTGTACTGCAACAACCATAGCATCTGCAAAAAGAGTATATTCGGACGGTGGTAGATTATGGGCAATAAATGGTGATGTAAATTCTCATGGTGCTGGTGCTTTAATTGCTGGTAGTCGTAGAGTTTTCTCTAACGGCCAAGCAATTGTTAATCATACACCAGATGGCAGTGCAGCTGATTCTCTATGTCCTGCTCCGCCACATTGTGCTCCTGTTACAGCGCAAGGCTATGCTAAAGTTATTATAGGAGATTAAAATGGCACAACAGTGGCAGATTGGTTGGATTGATCCAGATGCAATTGATGTAGATAGTGTAATGGGTGATGACCTGATACCCGATTTATCAACAGTAGACGTTTCGAGTCTTGTTCCAGATATAGGGTTATGTGGAGCAAGTGCTGGTTTTGATGGAGTGTTAAGTAAACTTAAAACTATCGAAGCAGATTTACTTGCAAATATAGATATGGATGCTAGTGCGTTAAAAGCAAAATTTGAAGCTGATCTCCAAGGTCTTGAAACAGATTTACGAGCACTTATGCCAAAATTAGATTTAGAGTTACCTACTGTAAGCTTACAGACAGAGATAAAAAAGTTACTAAGTGCAGTTCCAGCATCACCAGATTACTTGGGTAAGTTAACTGAACTTACTTCAACTTTTGGAGATGCACTTACTAAAGCTGGTAAGGATTTAAATACTATAGTTAATGATGCTGTAGGAGCATTAAGTGGTGCTGGTGGAATAGATATATGTAGTCAAATACCAAATTTTGAATCTGCTGGAACAGAAGTTTTAGAAAAAGCACAAAATAGTTTACAAGCACAAATTCCTTCACTAAAAGAAGAGTTATCAGCAATTGGTGATATTGATGTTGCATCAAAAATTACAGATATGCAAACTGAAATGGAAACCGCAGTAAATACTGCAATGGCAGCTTGGACAAGTCCATCATCAGTATATGACTCTTATAGTGATCCTACAATGGATGCGTGATGATTATAATAAAACGTAAGATTTTAGTCACCCTAAATGTTTATTACTGGATGCCTGATTATGAAAACATACTACAGCAATTCATATGGCAAACAATGGATGTTAAACCAAAGTATCCAAGGGTACATAAATTTTTAGATCACTGGCATAACAATATAGATGCTATAGTTAGTGAAATTCAGATAAGTGAAAGTGAAAGGGTTATTTAATGGGTAAGAAAAAGGGTGGAAAAAGTAGTGGAGTTGTTTCTAATGGGGAACGTCCTAATGTTGCAAAGTCTACTAGGAAAGATATGCGAAGAAGTAAAACTCTATTAGAAGTTACACATAATAAATGGGATGCATTTGTTAAAGGTAAGAGAGTGATGGTTACAATTCCAAATCCTAATGCTAAAACTGAAACAAACAAACCATTTATTAGGGTTACTGCAAAAGAAGCAGGATGGAGAAAACCAGAACCTTATCGTATGAAACAAGAGGGATAATCGTTATAAATAATCATACATAGGAGATGATTATGTCGGATGCCGCATATTATGATGCTCAATCTAAAGGTAATATAACCAGAAATGTGCGTCAATATAAAGACCTTGATCTTTTTTTCACAAGAAAGACAGAGAGTAAGGATGTAAATATTCTTACCGATATTCTTGCGGTGAAGCGTTCAGTACGTAATTTAATTCTAATGAATCATTATGAGAAACCGTTTCATCCCGAAATTGGTTCTGGTATAAGGGGAATATTATTTGAACCAATGACTCCTGTTAGTTGTTTTATTCTCTCTAAAAATGTAGAAGACGTTATAGAGAATTTTGAACCTAGAGTTAAATTGGTAGGTGTAAGGGCTGCGCCAGATTTAGATCGTAATGCATATGAAATAGCAATCGAATTTTATGTTTTAAATGCTCCCACAGAGTTAGCAGAACTAACAGTATTACTAGAGAGATTACGATAATGGCATCAAATCCTAATAGACTTAGAGTAACAGAGCTTGACTTTGATACAATCAAAGGAAACCTTAAAACATTTCTTCAAGCACAAACAGAATTTACAGATTATGATTTTGAAGGTTCGGGTATGAATATTCTTTTAGATACCCTTGCTTATAATACTCACTATCTTGCGTTTAATGCAAATATGCTTGCAAACGAGATGTTTATAGATAGTGCTTCTGTTCGGTCAAGTATTGTTTCTCATGCTAAAACTCTTGGGTACGAAGTAAGTTCTTCCCGAGCTCCTAAAGCATTGATTAATGTTAAATTAAATACAACAGCATTATCTACAGTTACAGTTCCAGCAGGAACTATTTTTACTACTACAGTTGATACTGTTGCTTATCAGTTTGTCACTACCTCAAGTATTACTGCTACAAGTAATGGTGGATATATACAATTTGATAGTTTACCAATTTATGAAGGAACATATACTACAACACGGTATACAGTAAATAGTTCTGATGTATCCCAAAGATATTATATTCCTAGTGATCGTGCAGATACAACAACCCTTACAGTTAAAGTTCAAAATTCTGCTAGTGACACTATAACTCAAACATATACAAAAGCAACTGATATAACACAAGTTAAATCAGACTCAAATGTTTATTTTTTACAAGAGAGTGTTGGTGGAAAGCATGAGGTATATTTTGGTGACGGTATTATAGGTAATAAATTAACGGATAATAATATTGTTATTTTACAATATGTAGTTACAAATGAAGCTGCAGCAAATGGTGCAACAGTATTTTCTAATAGTGGTGCTATAGGAACAGTTACAGATGTAGAGGTTACTCTTGTTCAAAAAGCACTAGGCGGTTCTATACCTGAGAGTTTAGAATCCATTCAATTAAATGCTCCTCTTGATTATGCAGCTCAAGGTCGCTGTGTAACAACAAGTGATTATGAGGTTTACGCAAGAAAGTTATATTCAAATACCAAAAGTGTTTCTGTGTGGGGTGGAGAAACAGGTTCTTATGATTCTTCTCTTGGTGTAGTAGATGATGCTTCTTATGGTAAAGTTTATATCTCTATCAAATCAACGAGTGGAAATAATTTAACAGCAACTGAAAAAACAACTTTAGAAAATGATTTAGGAAAATACAAAGTTGCTTCTATTACACCAGTAGTTGTTGATCCCGAAAATCTATATTTAATTTTATCTGTTAGTTTTAAATTGGACACAACAAAAACTACAGAAAATATTTTTAGTGTTTCTTCTCAAATTAACTCTACTTTGAATACGTATAACACTACTGATCTTACAGAATTTAATTCACCATTTAGACATTCTGCTGTTACAGGAAAAATTGATGCTACTAATAGTGGTATTTTAAATAACACTACTAATGTAACTATGGCTAAGTACTTTACCCCTACAACAACAACTTCTACCACTTATAACATCTATTATAGAAATGCTTTTTATTATCCTCACTCTGGTCATAATGCATCTGCTGGTGGAGTAGTTACATCTACTGGATTTAAAATAAGTGGTGACACTACTAATATATATTATTTTGATGATGACGGTGTTGGTAATTTACGAAGATATTATGTTGTTGCTGGTACAAGAACTTATGCTGACAATACAGCAGGAACAATTGATTATACAAAAGGAAGTATTTCTATTAATGCTATATATATAAATTCTGTAGAAAATGTTGATGGTGCAACTTCCACACAAATAAGAATAACTGCAATACCAAACTCAAAAGATATTGTGCCTGTAAGAAATCAAATATTAGAAATAGATTTTATTAACACAGTAATTACAGGAGAGGTTGACACAATAACTTCTAGTAGCAGCTCTACTGGAACTTATACTACATCTGCTAGTAATCCAACAGCATCGGCGTATTAAAAAATGAGTGATGAAAGTCCAGTTTTAGAAACAAAATTATCTCCACTTATTGAAGGTCAAGTTCCCGATTTTATTCAAGCGGATTATCCTGTCTATGTCCAATTCCTTAAATCTTATTATAAGTTTATGGAGTCTGGTGAATTAAAAGTTACCGTTACAGTAGAAAGTATTCTTGCTGAACAAAATACAACCACATATATTCTTGAAGAAACAAATGGAGAAAAAATTGTTTTAGAGGAAGGTTCTGGTTCTACTGGTAAATTTGTTAACAATGAAATAATTACAGGACAAACTTCTAAAGCTACTGCAACCGTTCATGTTGAAGATACATCTAACGGCCGATTGTTTATTTCTGCACAGCAACTTTTTATAACAGGAGAAACTATAGTTGGTGGAACTTCTGGTGCTCAAGGTATAGTAACATCTTATCGTGGAAACCCTGTACAAAACATTCAACAATTAATGGAGTATGCAAAACCTGATAATACCATAGATGATATGTTAGAAAATTTCCGTAGAATGTTTATGAATGTAATTCCTTCTACTCTTGCTGATGGTGTGTCAAAAAGAAATCTTGTTAAAGCAATTCGTGATCTATACACAGCAAAGGGTACATCAGAAGGACATAAGTTTTTTTTAAGGATGCTTCTTGATGATGATGCAGAAATAATATATCCAGAAAAATTTATGATGAGATTATCTGATGGCAACTGGAACGCTCCAAAATTAATCAGAACAACTATTCCAGTAAATACAACTACTTCTGATTTTGTAGGTCAAAAAATAACATCAGCTGCATTAGAAACTGCTATTATTGTTTCTGGTACTACTTTTGTTGAAAATGGAGTTTCTTTTGCAGAGTACGAACTTGATCCTAATAGTGTTACTGGAACCTTCAGTATTGATGAACCACTCGAAGCAGTATCTGCTTTAAATGATCATTTATATACGTTTACCATCAAAGGAATTGTTAGTGGTTCGTCTGTTTCCTCTGGTGGTATCCTTCATACTGAGGGTGAAGTTATAACAACAGATACTAGTATTGGTAATGGTCTAGTCGAATTAGAGGTTAATAATATTGGAGTTGGTTCGGTAAGTGATATTATTATTGATGATGAAGGTAGTGGATATGCTGTGGGTGATGCTTTAGTCTTTACTGCAGCCGGACAATCAAATACAGCAACAGCAGTTGGTAAAGTTTCTGTAGTCGGTGGTATGCTAAGATTGGAAGATGGAACTGCATCTAACTCTGGCACAGATGGTGGTCAAATCTTATTTGAAAATAATATTGCATCTATTCATGAACCAACAGAGATTGTTTTAGATGGTGCAGATATAAATTCAAGTCATGCTGGTGATAATCTAATTCAAGAAGCTGGTGATGTAGACGGAACAGGAGATGCTCTTCTATTTGAATCTTCTCTTGATTTTATTTACACACCAGAAGATTTGATAAATCCAGCCACTGATGGGATTATATTAGATACAGATAATTCTAACAGAGGTATAAGAAAAATAGATTTTTCTACCGGCGGTGCTGGTTATAGTGCGCTTCCAGTGATAACTGTTACCTCTAGTGGTGGTAGTAGTGCAAAGTTACTTGCGACTACTGATGATATCGGTTCAGTAGAAGAAATAAAAATTAAAAATGCTGGATTTGGTTATTCCTCAGCACCAGACCCAATCTTTAGAATACATCTTATTATAAAAGATATTACTGGAACATTTAGTGCTGGAGCTTCTTTAGTCTTTAATGCTTATGATGCTGCATCAGCTACAGTAGGAACAGTTGTTTCACATAATACTGATACAAATGTTTTAACAATAACACCGACAATTTCTCCAAACTCTAAAATTGTTTTAGAAGATAATAATGATATTTTATTAGAGAATGATGGTGGTTCTTTAATAAGTGATGAATCATTCTTTAGTGGAGAAACTTCTGTCATATCAACATCTGCTGCTACAGCAACTATAGTCAAATCTAATGTTGCAGAAGGAACTTTAACAAATTCTACAACTTTAACTAAATCTGGTTTCTATGATGACTTAGAGTTTCTTTCTACTTTAGGTGAAGACACTGTACGAATACAAGACTCATATTATTATCAACAATTTTCTTATGAGATAGATGTTGGAGCTTCTCTTTCACAATATCTTAATGAGTTACGTAGAGCAGTTCACCCAACAGGATTTTTACCTTTTGGTAAAGTTACAATTGCTTCACAAATTGCTGCTGGTATTAGTATTCTTACTGGTAAAGATATTCCAGACTATACTGGTGACACTGATACATTCACACCAGAACTTGCATCTACATTTAAACTTGTATTTGATGATTATCTTATTACCCGAAGATTAGGTACTATAAACAATATGGATAGGTTTATTGTACTTAATGGTACTGATGGTTCTTCTACTAATGCTGGTGATAATGTTTTAGCAGAAGACATTTTATCGAATGATCTTCTTGTCTACGAAGATGGAACATTCTTAAATACTGCACCTATGGATGTTATTGAAGCTGATTCTAATAATCAGGTTTCCTCAGAAGAAAACTTGAGAGAGTTGACAATAACTAAAGATGTACATCTCACTCTTTCTCAAGAGCCTGTTAATAGATCAAATCCAAATGGACTCAAACTTCTTACACAGTTTCCATTTCATAATCCTTTGGGTGCGATTGAATTAGAAACTGCTACTCTTGAAGATCAAGCATTTAGTGCATATTGGGATTCAACATTGATAAAATTTGATAAAACAACTACCCCAAAATTTGATGTAGGTGCAGATACTACTTATGGAAGGGTAATACTTGATGGTTCTGTTACACAGTTAGGTGCTACTGTTAATGGTGTTTCCATAGCGCAATCTATATTAAGTATTAATGATCTTGTTGGATTAGAAGTAAGTTCGGATACAGGAGATGGTTCTAACTTTAAACTTAGTGTTGTAGGAGATATTAGATTTGATGAGTTATATCAATATCATGTTATACGACAAGAAGCTGGAACAACAACCAATATAAATGATGAAGCAGAAAGTATTAGTCTAGAAGACGGTCATGATATATTGTTAGAGGATGGAGAGCAATTAACTTCAAGACTACCATTTTCTGATACTATTTGGGATCACTCAAAAGAAAAACATTTTACATTACCTTCTGTCATTCATGTGACCTAGTTGCGTTATAAATAAAAGAATACCAAGGAGTTATAATGGCGTATACATCAATTAACTTAGGAACTGCTAACCAAGGTGATGGCGATTCACTACGTACTGGTGGTGGACTTATTAATACTGCTTTTGGAGAAGTATATGCTAAGTTTGGTACAGGTAGTTCTACTGGTGCTACTCTCTGTACAGGAATTAGTTGTGATACTAGTGTAGTTACTCTTACATCGCCAGTAATAAATACTGGAATAAGTGGTAGTGCGATTAAAGATGAAGATAATATGTCATCTGATAGCGCAACTCATCTTGCTACACAACAAAGTATTAAAGCTTATGTTGATGCAGTAACATTCGGAGGATTATCTGATGTTACTCTAACTTCTCCTACAGATGCTGCACTTTTACTTTATGATACAGGAACAAGTAAATGGAGAGATGCAACTATGAGTGGAGATATTGCTATCTCTGATACTGGTGCTACAACTATTCAGGCTGGTGTTGTGGATTCTGGTAAATTAACAAGTGCATCTACGCTTTTAATTAAAGATTCGGGCGGCTCAACAGTAAAAACAATAATCGGAGCAGGATCATAAATAAGATTAGGGAAGATAAAAAATGGCTGCAATAATTACAGAAAAATTTAGAATGAGTAACGCTGAAATCTTTAAAGACGAGTTTGGCGGAACCAATAAGTATTATATGTTCTTAGGGAAGTCTGCACCTTGGAGTTCCAATGATGCGACAAGTGCTTCAGATGCTGCGCCTCCTACTCCTGTAGATGACGTAACTTCTGAATTTTACTATTGGGATGATATGATTGCAGCTAAAAGTATCGGTGCAACGGATGTTGCTTTTGTTGCTCCTCGTAGAAATTGGGTAAACAACACAACTTATGATATGTATGAGCATGACGTTAGTACTTCTAATTTAACTACATCAAGTGCGACTAATATTTACAATTCAACTTTTTATTTCATAACTAGTGAATTTCGTATCTATAAAGTGCTAGATAATAATGGTGGCACGGCAATGACTGATGGTGCTGGTGAACCAGTTGCAGAGGGAAATACACCTTTTGAGCATGGTGGTTATGTTCTCCAATATATGAATAAGGTTAGTGGTTCGGAAGCAACCAAATTTCTTACTACAGATTTTATGCCGGTTTCAACCAATGCTACCGTTGCCGCTGCGGCTACAGATGGTGCTATTGTTTCTTTAAGAGTTACTTCTGCTGGCAGTGGACTAAGAAATGGAACATACTATGCCGCAGTTTATGGTGATGGTACTAGTGCTGGTACAGCAAGTGGTGCAATTATACGAATAACCGTTTCTGGCGGTGTTATTGCAAGTTACGGTATTACTGCTGGTTCTGATACTACAGTTCATGCTGGTGGTACTGGATACACATATGCAAACATTCCTCTTGGTGTAGGATTTACTTTTGATGCAGATGCAACTTTAAATACTGCTGGTACGCATATGGGTACTGGTGGAAGTCCAGCAATTCAAGCTATTATAAGTCCAAAAGGTGGACATGGAAATGATGCTCCAAAAGAATTGGGTGCTCATTACGTTTCAATTAATACAACTTTTTCAAATACCGATACTCAAGATGTTACAGAATCAAATGATTTTCGTAGGGTTGGACTTGTTAAAAATCCTTATGCATTTGGAACAACAAGTGGGTCAACGTATTTTTCTGCAGCAACTGGAAGAACAACTAAAGCATTAAAGCTTACAGGTGTATCTGGATCATTTGTAGCAGATGATAAAATAACTCAAGCAAGTACAAATGCTGTAGGTAAAGTTGTTGAATGGGATGCTACAAATAGTATTCTTTATTATCAACAAGAGCGATTTGTAGATTATGGTACTCATACAAATCAAAAGTACATTGCATTTTCTGACGCAAATGCAGTTTCAGGCGCTACTAGTGGTTCTGGAACGCCAGGTGGTACAAGTACAGTAGATGGAATTTCTTTTTCATCTGGATATGGTAATCCAGAGTTACAACCAGATAGTGGTGACATAATTTATATAGAAAATAGAAAACCAATTACACGAGCTTCAGATCAAACAGAAGACATAAAGATTATAGTGGAATTTTAAAAAATGGCACAAAAAACCAATCTCAATGTTGCACCCTATTATGATGATTTTAATAGTGCAAATAATTTTAACAGGGTATTGTTTAGGCCAGGATTTGCAGTTCAGGCAAGGGAACTAACACAAGTACAATCTGCACTTCAAGATCAAATTCAAAAACATGGGGATCATATTTTTGAAGAAGGCGCAATGGTTATTCCTGGCCAAATTTCTTTTAGTGGAAAATTTGATACATTAAAACTTGCAACACAATTTGCAAGTGAAAATGTTGTTCCCTCTCAATACTATAATGCAACTACAGCAGTAACAATTACTGGTGCAACTACTGGTGTTCAGGCAAGAGTTATTGGTTACTCTGATGGTTCTAGTACAGAGCAGCCTGTTCTTCATATAAGATACACAAAAACTGGTACTAATAATACAACTGGTGTTTTTGCAGATGGAGAAAATATTTCTGCTGATGCTGGTATCACACATACTACATCATATTCCTCTGGTAATGCTTCTGCTACAACATTTACTGCAACTTCCACTACAACAACTGATGTCGCAGGCCCTGCAGCTGCTAGAGGTTGTGTTGCAAATATTGAATCTGGCATCTATTATGTTCGTGGAATGTTTGTAGAAAACACAGAGCAATCAGTAGTCATTTCAAAATATAATCCTACAGGTAATGCTAGAATTGGTTTTACAGTTACAGAAACATTAGTGACTCCAGAATCAGATGCAACTCTCACTGATAATGCAACTGGTTCAAATAACTATGCTGCAAAAGGAGCGCATCGTCTTAAAATAACTCTTACACTCACAAGTTTAGCTTTAGATTCGGTTGCAGATTCTTCATTTATAGAATTGATGAGAGTTAAAGATGGAGTTATTCAATCTCATGTAAGGTTCACAGATTACTCTGTACTTGAAGAAACTCTTGCAAGAAGAACTTTTGATGAGTCTGGTGATTATACAGTTCGTCCTTTTCAATTTACTACACATGAGAGCGTCACAATTGATGATGAAGATGGACTTTATGTTTCTGGTGCTACAACTGATGATGGTAATACTGCTTCAGATAGTTTGCTTGCATTTAAAGTTTCGCCAGGTAAAGCTTATATTAAAGGTTATGAAATAGAAAAAATTGCACCAACAATTA